ACACCATCCTCGCCGAACGAAAAGACGATTCCGTTCTGAACGATGTTCTTGTTCCGAATCCAGGGGTGAGCGATCTTCAGCATCGGAACCTCCTGCTCCTTTGGCAGGTCAGAGTACAGCATCTGCTGCATCTTCCCGATCACTGCCGTGGGGCCGACCTTCGGGCGACGATTACTTGTTTGTGTCTCACCCCTGGCCGCTTTGATCATGCACCCGGAGCTGCACAGATTTGCTCCAGTGACACGAACCGGTTTTCCGCAAACGATGCAGTCCATCTCAGCTCAAAACAGCCCCAGGGGACGTTGAAATCCCCTGGGGCTCAGAATCCAGCTCGACGGCGAACCGCCTACACCAGACGGCCGATGTTGATCATCCGCAGCCACTTGCGCGGCGCGAAGAGGATCGGCGTGCCGTACAGCAGGATCATCCAGCGGTACGCGGGTGCGAGGACCGCGAGGTCCAGACGCATCAGCGGAGCCAGCTGCCGGAACGTGATCACCTGCGGCGTCAGCTCGCCCATGTAGGCGATGCTGGTGAACGGCAGCAGGAAGTTCACGTCATCGGGCGTGGTCGTGAGACCAGCCGTCTGGTTGGCAGCCGGGATCTGCATGATCAGGCTGAACGCGGTGTTGACGGCGGGAACCGCCGCACCGGCAGCAAGCGGAGCCGACCGGTACACCCGGAAGTATTCCGGGGGGAACGCACCGATGGCAGCCGCGTTGGTGATCGTCAGGTCGACGTGGTCGCCCGCATCCTTGTTGGCCTGCGGGAACGACAGGTTGGCCGCGATGATGACCGGGGCCGACTCGCCGAACCTGTTACACGCCGTGACGGCGTAGGCGAACTCGACGGTGCCCGCCGGGATGCCCTTGTTGAAGTCGCCGTTGCCCGAGGCGTTGAGGGCCGCCGCGATCGAAGCCGGCGTGGCCGGGGCGTTCGCGTGACTCGGAGCCGAGGGCGGCGAGGGGAGCCGACGGATGAACACGTCGGGGTTGAACTCGATGGTCCCCGCCTGGGTTGCCATCGCGTTGATCGCCTGACCGATGGTGCCGTTGACCGGCGCGGGCAGATTCACACGCTCGCGCGGGTACATCGTCTTGGTCAGATCGCTCAGCTCACGGGTGCCCAGGAACAGATCCGTGGGGTAGCCGTAGGCTTCGACGATCAGGTTGCTCGCCTCTTCGACATCCGCCTCCTGCAGGGGCTGACCCTCCAGGTCGACGAACGAGGTGGCATCGATCAGGGCGTCGAGACCGTCCCACTGCTCGGCCTCGCCATCGAAGGCGAGCGAGCTGTCGGCAGTGAACAGCGAGGTCTCCACCCGCTCCAGCAGCCAGAGGATGCCGTTCTGGTTCTCCAGCGCGATCACGTCACCGTGGGCGGGGTGAACCAGGGTGGCCGGATGGGTCACCTCGCGGGTGGTCCCCATGAACTTCACCAGCTGCGTCCGACGAGCGTAGGTACTGTCGGAGGCGGCCGGCAGCTCACCCTCTTGGGTGAACGCGAAGTTCGTGCCGCCGTAGGCCGACAGCTCGTTGTACTCCTCGACCGTGGAGTAGGCCGGCGACTTCGGGATCTTCTTCCAGAACTTGATGTGATGGTTGGTGTACGTCACCACCTTGAGGCTGGCTTCCAGGGACTCCACCCGCAGGGCGCTGCCGCCCGTCTGGTTGGTGACCTGGTAACCCGCTTCGAGGGCCTTCGTGAGTTCGGACACGTCCCTCGTGGGGGCAGATCCGAACCCGTTGAGCCCCTCGTAGTGACGCAGGCTGACCTGACCTTGCATGATCTTTCTCCTGTTGCGTCAGTCTCTGGTCTTGGCAGACCCGAGGGTTCGAGGGGCTACTGCCCCGCTCCGATCGACTTCACCAGGGCCGACTGAGCGTGGGGGCTCAGCTCACCCGTGGACTCGAACTTGACCACGTCGAGAGGGCTGACCTGACCCTTCTCGACGAGATCGGTCATGTGGTCGAGCATCTGGCTCTTGTCCATGCTGGACAGCGGGTTGTGCGGCTCGCCGCCCATGCCCTTGTTCATGACCTGGACCTGCTGCTGGCCGCCCGGGATCGAGCGAAGCTGCGAACGCGGCGGGCCAGCGGGCTCTTGGCCAGCGGCCTCGGACTGCTGGATGAACCCGGCGAGCCCGTGACCGATGTTGACGACGGCTTCGGCGAGGCTCTTGTTGAACTCGCCCTGCTCGTCGTTGATCTGGACCAGCGCACCCAGCACGCTCTTGACGACGTTCTGGGTGACGCGGGCTTCCAGACCCTGGAGACCGGTGCCGAAGGCACGGGTCATCTCCAGGAGGAAGTCGGAGACCTCGACGCCCTTCTGCAGCGTCTCGCTCTCCTGGACGGCGCCCTCGAACGACTTCTTCGCCTCCTCCTTGCCGCCACCGAACATGCCGGCCAGGGAGTTGTCGTCATCGTCGTCGTCCTTCTTCCCCTTGGCCTTGGGCTTCTTCGCCTCCTCGGCCTCCTCCTCTTCCTCCGACTCCTTGCCCCCGAACGGCTGCGCCTTGCTCACGTAGTCCATCCGGAGGATGGCGATCTCGGCGTCGTTGAGGGGCAGACCCTTCTCGACCTTCTCGGCGATCGACTTGCGAGCCCGGCGCATCGCCCGACCGTTGTAGTCGGTGCCGTCCTCGGCGATGTTGTCGTCCCAGTTGTCACCGATCTGGGACTTGTCACCCCCCGGCCAGGTCTGGGGCTCGTTCCCGGACCCAGTGCAGATCTGAGACTTGTTCACGTCCTCCGACGTGGTCTCCGATCCCTGAGCCAGAGCTTCCAGCCTTTCCAGGGACTTGAAGAAGTCGTTCTTCCCGATTCCGGACATCTTCTTGCCCTCCTAGTTGATGATCCCGTTCATCTCGAAAACAGCTTCGGTCAACACGGTGGCTTCCGTCCTGGAAAGACCACGATGATTCCGCAGCAAAGACACACACTCGTCGAAGCTCATCAGCGACTTGCGTGCGTACCCTTGATCCTTGTCGTCTCGATCAAGACTCTCAGGGATGAGAGCCCCACCAGCCGTCGTCGTCCCCAGTGCCTTCTCCTGCTCGTCATGGTCCTTCTGGAGGTCCATCGGAATCTGGGAGATGGAGCACTTGCAGCCCTTGCCACATGATCCCGTGCAGGCAACCTTGCTGACCGACTTGGAGACAACGGAGGGAGTGATCTCGTAGCTGGAATCCCCACACCACATCTCTGTGGGGACCGCGTTGATCGACTTGACGATATCGAGCCAGGTGTGGGTGTTGATCGGAGCAGCCGTGATCGCCACATCCTGCACCCAGCACTTGATGATCTTCTGGCCGTACCTCTTGAGAACCTTCCCCTGAATCGAGAAGCCCAGCTTTCGCTTCGACTGCGAGGCTTCGAGGGCGTGAGCCAGTTCCCAGATCGCGTCGGCGACCTTGTGGTTCTCGAAGAGGAAGCCCTTGGTCCAGAAACCTTCTCTGGTCAGCTTGGCCTCGATGGGCTCTCCGACCTTGTTCTCGAACCCGGGCTTGTGATCGTTGTTGAAGTACCCGAACTCCAGGAAGTAGGAAAAGTCGATCCCGTTCTGGAGGACGATCTCATTCTGAAGGTCTTTGTCATCCGTGGAGGCGATGCCCTGAATCCAGCGGCGTCGCCCCTTGTCGGCCCGAGAGTTCTCTGCCTTGCAGAGATCCATCGGAACCCAGAATCCAAATTCTTCGCTTTTGACGAGATCGATCATGGGGTCCAAAAACAAAAAGAGGGAGGCACGGGCTTGATCCCGTCCTCCCTCTGTGGAGTTCCGCTTTATTTTGATCTCTAAACTTGTACTCGATCCAGAATCGAGATGTCAAGTTTAGAATCGAGATTATTTTTGGGGCCTCCAGGGCTTGCTGACGAACAGCCTGGGTCTCTCCTCCGGGGCTGGGTCGGTCATCGCCAGAGGAACAGGCACCTCGGCTCCGCACCCCTTGCAGATCGCATACCCCCTCCCATCCCGAAAGACCAGGACTTTATTGCGGATCTTGGTGGTTCCGTTGACGGACTTGACCACCAC